ATTTTTATGTATTTCATTTCTTTTCTTTTCTTTTCTTTTCTTTTCTTTCTTAACTTTAAGTACTCTAAATACTTGAAGTACTCCTTTTAGCTCCCCCGGGTGGAATCGAACCAACCTTGCTCATTACTTCGCAGGGAGATAAATAGCCTTTGGGCCTATCCCTATTTTCACGAGTCCCTATTTTTCGGGGGAGGTATTATTGTTATTATTCTTTTTTTGGAAAATCCACAGACGAAACGCTTAGCGGCACTGTTTGCCATTTTTGTTTTTCATCCTTAAATTCGGCTTCAATAAAGAAGCTTGATTTTTCGGGCTTATAGGACTTTTTTATGATCTCTACGCCATCGGTGAATAATTCAGAGTCTATCTCATCTGCCAAGCTTAGGAGGTCCAATATTCTAGCCGGCTTCAACATGCCTTTTGAATCTTTCTTGAGCAAGCTATTAACCATACTCATCAACTTGGCAGAATCTTCGTTAGTTGTGAGACTCTCTAAGTATTCTCTAATCTTTGCTATGCCTATGTCTAAAGTGTCGTCGTAACGTATAAGAATGCGATAACCTAATGTGATGCGCTTTTTTCCATCGATTGATGAGAAGGTATGCGAGCGCTGATCAGATTTAACGGAATATAGCTCGGTTTTCATCTTAATCAGTGTTTCAAAACTGTCGAACACTCTCCCCTTAACCTGGCTAAAGTTGCTACTGGCTTTTGTTAGCACATCGAACATTACCTCAACTGTTTCTGCCGAAACTTCTTTTAGTATTTTTCGTTCTTTTTCAATATTCTCTTTTTTCTGCTTTTCTTCAGCTTCCAATTCAACTTTCAACGCTGCTATTTGCTCGGGTGTTAAGTCTTCTAATTTCATAACTCTCTTATTTTTGTTGTTAAAATATTTTCAAATGTTTAAGGTAATTCTCTCTAAAACTTTGCTCGGTTTCGCCGTCATGCGCCAACATCATAAATTCCATTTTACACTCATTGTTGTCCAAATAAACTTTAGTTAAATAGTCAACGAGCTCCTTTTCAAAGATTTTAAATTCAGCATAAAACCAATTCCAATACCCAGCAGACCTTTTATGATATTGATAGTATTTATCTCCTTTTTCAAACTGCACTGATAATAGGGCCAAGCCAACATCAAGGAACAGATCCCAATATTCATTATAACCTAACTTATCAATGAGCTTGGCTGCATTTTTAGCGTAAAGCTCACGGGTTTGTCCTATGTGTGTTGTATTCTTTGTTTTCATGATTATAAATCGTTTGCTCCTTCTTTCCATATCACATATGGCTCACCACCGCCGTAGCGGCTTAAAGGATATGCGGAGTATTGTGAAACATGTATTTTAATATTGGCATCGTAACGCAGCTTGCTAGCTGTACGACCTGCTGGGTTCTTTCCTTCAGCATGACTGATAAATATGAAGAGTTTATTGGGGAATTCTTCCTTCAATTTTACATAAGCATTATAATTGAGCATTGAGTATTGTAGTGAGTCAATAAATACAATATCCTCGCTACGTTGTCGCCTTAATCGCTTCTTTAGCTCATTTACGGGCTCGTTATCAACAACGTGGAAGTTGTTGGCCACATCGCTCATATTGGTTTCCATAATTGCCTTACGGAAACTAATTCCTACACCTTCCTCCATGCTATCGTATAGCACTTTTGAGAAACTACATAGGTATTTGGCTAACTGTAGTGCAAAGCGAGTTTTACCGTTGCCCGAATTGCCCCATATGATCCAAGAGCCCTTCAGTTCCGGTTCCCCAAAACTCGCTTTCCATTTTCCGTTAAATTGCATGCTTTTTATTGCCATGTTCATTAAATTATCTACAGTTAGAGTCCGCCTTAATCGTTGACTCTCTCCTCTCATAAATGAGTTTTAAATATTAGTTAATCGTTGTTTAAATCAGTATTTTGAGCCTGTCGAAGGGTACGTCTATGCACTTCCTTTTTCACTCTCCTTAAATCGCCTTCCGCCTCTTCGTAAATTTCTTTATGCTCAACAGCTTTATCAATGCCATTCGCTATGCATATATTTCTTACATCATTATAGCCTACACCTTTAAGCCTTGAGAACTTGCGCCCTAAGCGGCTGTATACTTCGCGGTACCCTTTTTTGTTATTCCTCACTCCGGCTTTTATCTTTTTCTCAAGGTGATTAGTAGCAGCAAGAATAATCCCGGCATGATCTTCTAGGGCATTGTATAGTGTAATGAAGAACAGGAGCACTTGATCGGCCAACTTATCGGCTTCATCCAAGATTATTAAAGGGGCGGCTTTTTTCTTTAAATTACGAACAGCTTCGGCCATTAATGGCGCTATTGCCATTCCGGTACCATCAATTCCCATTACACGAAGTAACTCTTCAAGGAAATATTTTCGGTTGAAATACTCATTGCAGGAGATTAGGTATACTTCTTTGTTCTCTCGAGCATAAGTTTTAAGTGTTGCACTTTTACCTGTGCCTGCGTCACCGGTGATGGCATATACATTGGCATTATGCTTAGCATCATTAAGCAAAAACGAGATGATTTGATAATCACGAGTCTCTACAATTTGCCAGTCGTAAGGCGTCCATCCTACTTGGGCTCCTACAGATCGCCACATTTCATCTGCTATCAAGTTCCAGTTACCATTTGCTATTTGGCTAAGGGTAGCTGAAGAAACTCCTCGTAAGGAATTTGCTGCTGCATTTTGCGATCCTTGATGATCTACATAAGCTGCGCATTTTGCTTGAATCTGTTCTTTTTGAATTTTAGTTACCATTTTGTTTTGATTTTAGATTAGATCAATAAATTCTGTCATTGCATCAAAGTTGGCTTCGCTTTCTTCATCCAGCACAACTACATTTGATGTTACTTTATCCACATCCTGTGCATCTTTCCAAGCCTTTTCAGCAGCTTTATTTTCTGCTTTAGCTTTTTCAGCTTCTTTTTTCTGTTTATTTTTGAATTGCTTGCCGGTTTCAAGGCCTTGTAGTTTAGGAGCATTTAGTCCATAATCATTGGTGCTCATTTTTTGAACTGATAGATACTCTTCCATTTCATCACGGAGCTTCAGTCGAAGATTATCGCTAGCTTGTTGAACTTTAGAATAAAACTTTGCTTCCCATTCATCTTGCTCCTGTACATTCCTATGAGGAGCCATTTTAGTTTCAGCTTCTGTAACGAAAATGAGTGAGCCATCAGCTGCTTTAGTATATAGATAGATTAGGCCCATATCGGTAGGATCGTACTTTATATAAAACTTAGTACCTATGTTTCGGGCTATCCATTCAATATTGATATCTCGCTCATAGCCTTGCTTACCATTGTTTTCATACACCACATAGTCATACTTTATATTGTCAAGTCTAAAAGAGATTCCATAAGCGAAGCAGGTTGTTGGCTTATCTTTAAGAACCCAAAACATATCAATCATATCCCAAACATGAAGCTCAGGAGTGGCAGGATTAACAGATTCGTTATATAATTCGAGCCTTGTTTTATCGAAATTGGGGTGTTTTGCATTATTCCACTTTTCTCGCAATTCCTTATAAAGAGCTTTCACTTCATCTAAAGTGGGCAGATTGCTTTTATTAGCATTAATAAGGTCGGTATTATTCTTGCTCTCGAGTTTTTTTGCAGTAATATTTTGCCCGGTAAAGAACCAATAAGGTTTCATGTATCTTGATTGGAATCTACCAAATGCGCTCTCAATAGTTTTAGAACGGCCATTATAAGGTTTGGTGTTTAATGATAGCCTTGCAATTTTATCTAGGAAGGAGGAGCTTTTCAATTTTTTATGCCCGCCCTGGTTATCTACTTTAAGTTCATAAGGTCTATGGCCCGAGAATTGAGCCGCCATTTTAAAAGCATAGAATTGGGCTTCATAGTTTTCTTGTGCGCTTATGTGGTAGCCAAGTAATACTTCAGAATAAGCATCCATCACTTCGTAAACTTGCATTGTTCCAATTTTACGCTCCCCGGCATCATTTATAAATTGATAGAAGAAGTTCATCTTGGTTCCGTCACTATACCATAAAGAATCACGCATAGTTGGCAACTTAGTGGAGTGCTGATAGTAATAGGTATTATTATAAGCTTTATCGCCATATCTATTGCGATACCATATAAGCTTAACAGCAGGATCGCTTAAGTAATTTCTTAGAGTTTGCTCATGTTTCAAAGGCTTCCAAGTCATATTCTTTGCCTTTTCATTATATTCATCCAATAACACCGTGAAGCTCGGGCACATCTTTACAGCATCGCCCCAGCGAGCAATAAGCCATACTTTTGCATCATCGTTAATTTTTTCAGCATTAGTATTGCCTTGCTGTCCGTGAATTAAGGACACATATCCTTCTTTTCTGTACTTTTTATACTTTCTCTCGAGTGATCGGGGGTTGGTAAATTTAGATCGGGGCCACTTATTAGAATCAAGATCTTCTATACTTTGAGCCAGTTTTCGCCATACAAGCGTTTTTTTGCTATTGCCCAGGGCACGATTACGAGCCACTCGAGTAGTTAGTAAGTAATGAACTGCATTCATTATAGAAGCTTCAGAAGTATACTGCCTGATTTTTGACTCACTAAGCATCCTGCCGTCAGTCTTTACAAAATCGCTGTAAAATTTAAAGGCTTCAGTATCGTTTTTAATTACTTCAT